TATAAATTTTTTATATTAAATAACAATTAGCAATTCAATAAAGCGATACATTCCGGTAAAAAAACATCATATTAAACCTATAACTATTATAGTGTCGTATTGTCCAAAGCAAATAGTATTTAATTGTGTATTATTATATTAATGTAACTTGATTGACACCATGATACAAAAAAGCTGTGTCACCAGCCGGACCATAAAGCAACGCCTCAAACCGAGATAGCCAAGTCATAAATACAGGCATTCCTGCCATATTACTCATATTAAAGCTATTTAAAATAATAGCTAATGCGTCATTTCTATTGAAGAATACACCTGGGATTTCAGTAGTTGTTCGCGGGTAGGCTTCATTATGAACCTTATCAACTGTCGGTTGTGATACAAATGTAAAAGCCACCGGGGCTGATAGTGACACGGTTCCATCATTATTCACAGTTCGAGTTTGTAGGTGTAATACTAGCGGTTGAAATTGATCCCCCCGAAAACTCCAGTCGAGTATATTCGCATTTACACTATCATTTACAAAATCAATATCTACTCGCCTACCTAATACCTTATCATAGTAATTAGCACGTTTAAAGATAACTACTGAATTCTGCTGCTTATTAAAAAAATAGTCTACAAATTCAGGATTTGTATTTAATACGGTTTCTATAGATATACTATTTGTAGATCGTTCCTGATATAAGCGTAAACTACTAACACCTAAAAAGTTTTGAATATCAGTTAACATAATATACTTTTCTGGACTTAACGCAGTAGTCATATGGTGAAATATATAACTAGACCCAAGACTATTTACTACTGGTTTAAGATCATCTCTAAATGTATTCATTGTATTAAAAAGGCATAGTCTAACTAGATTTTCGGGATTATTATTTGTAAATTTATCAATAGCACTAACACACTGATTGATATGGGGTAATACATAAAACATATCTACTGCGAGTGAATAATTTACAGTAGTATTTTCATTACCGGTAGTTTTATCCTTTAGGTTTGCGGCAGCAACAATAATTCCTAATACACTATTATCAACCGTAAGTACACTTCCACTCGATCCCGTATCCGCTTTAAAATCGGTAAGTATAAAACCACCAGGAGCTGGCAGTCCATTAATTAAGTCCATGTTTTCCTTATCGCCAAGTGTATAGTTCATACTAAGTATTTTAGTATCTAGGCTATTCGTGACACCATTCTTATTAAAGTATAATATCTTAGCAGGTATATATACACTAGGAGTAGTACGTAAATAAGATAAGTTTTTGTATGTCTGATTATTATTTATTACCTCGGGATTTTCTACTACACCCATTGCGATATCAAGAAAAGTATGCTGAATAGGGAATAGGCATACCGTTACTATAGTCTCCATAGTTATAATACCTTCAAGTTGAACCTTTACCTTATGGGTATTAGGCTGTAATACATGTAGTGGACAAATAGCGTATACATTATTTTTATCAGTGGCGTCTGCTAATTTAAAGAGTAAGATAGTAGTTTGAGTTGTTAATAATTTTCCAATAAGAACCATTTTATTATATAAAATATACATTTATTTTTTTATAAAACATACACAAAATACAAAAAAATACAATAAACTACAAAAACTATGAAAGTATTCTATTAGAATTATATAATTCTTGCCACACTATGAAAATATTCACGAAAAATATTGGTTATAAATTTATAAGCATCATCAATTTGTGATTTATCTCGAGCTCCTGTAATAATAATTTTACCACTTTGAAAAATACTAATTGTAATTTTTCTACAACTATCTCCTTCATCGAGTGTGCCACGACCTTTTCCAGAACAAGTTTTTCCAATTTTACATTTACATATACCACTTTTAGAACTATCTCGAACATTCCAATAGAAACTTGTTTTTACACCCGGATAATTATCACTTTCATAATTAACAACTAGATTGTATTTACTATCTAAAATTTCGTATAGTTTTTCACGACGTATTTTAAAATTACAGGAAAAGTCACTATTAATCATAACAATATCCCAATTTGCTAAACCTAATTTATTTATATCATCATTAGTAATAGTAGGATCTTTTTCATAAATTGTTTTAATTTCATCACACAAAAACTCAACAGCCCGTTTTCCTTGTTCTACATCAATTATTCCAGTAATATGTATAGAACCATTACGAAATAATTTCAAATTAATACTCTTAATATAATCCATTATAATAGTGGCTTGATTATAAAAACTTTTACGGCGTTTCACTAATTTAGAATTAGCCTGGGATTGTTTTTTCTTTTTTATTTTCAAAGTTCCTTTTGCCGGATTTTGCATATATTCCAGACTAACTATTTTATAATCTTTTTCTATATTATGATATGTTTTAATGTTTTCATAAAAACTGTCTAAATTTATTTGAATACCCAGATCACATAAAACTGTCATTGTTGAAATACGCACCGTAGATATTTTTATATTTTTTTCTAATTCTAATAAGTCTTCTGATAAAATAACATCAGTATCTTCTTCATCATTTTCTATAAAATAATGAGCTATTTCATTAAGATATGGATTTTCTAATAATTTTTGCTTAAATATATCTATTATACTACTTTCTAAATGACAGATACTCATTTTGCTATATAAATATATTACGTTATTTTATTTAATTATCTTTATATCAATTTTTTATAAATAAATAGTTTTGAAAAAGAATAATTATTATTTAAAAAATCTATTAGATAATTAATATATATTGTATGAATTATAATGATTTTAATGGATTAGGATTATTGGGTCAATCAATTCAGTGTATTAAAGAATCAAATACTGAATTAGTAAGACCGACATATGAAGAATTTTTAGAAAATCGTCAAGCCATGGATGAAACATTTACTGAATTAATTGATAAAAAATCTAAAATAGATCCGCACATTTCTAATTCAATAGAAATATTCATGGAATATTTTTTAAATAATGTAAATGAAACAAATTATGATAGTATAAAAATTCTAGAACAACGTATTTTAACACTGGATAAAGCATTGATTATATTAAAAAATGACTATAATGATCATTATACAAAATTTTTAGCATATTTTCAAAATCCAGACAAATTTAATGAAATTTTAAATAATTATCTTTATATAAAATCAATGAATGAATTTTTAGACCGATTACTAAAAATGATTGATGAATTACCTAAAATTCCAAATCCAAGTCTTTTACAAAAATAAAAAATTGAAATAAATTTAATTATTTATTAATAATAATACATAAAATGCTAACATTTAGAACAAAAGATTATTCTAATTTTTGGATTGAAGATATAGAAAAAAATATAGTATGGAATGGAATAGAAGGTTTTCGATTATTTGACGGAGACATTGTGAGACTAGAAAATGATATACCAATACTTGTAAATAGAATTGATACATTACGTAATATTGTTGGTATTTTACAAACTAGTAGTAAAATAAAACATGGTATTGATAAACGTGGTCATATTATTTATATTTTCAGACCTATTAATCGATCCCTACCTGAATTTATAGTATCAAGTGGTTTAAATAATCAATTACAAAATCATTGGTGTGTAGTAGATTATTTAGATTGGACTGGAAATAATAAAAGACCGAGGGCGTCAATCATTTCTAATTTGGGATATGTTGGAGACTACATAGTTGAAAAAAATGCTATATATAAGCATTATAGACAAATTTCCATTGAACATCGAACTTTGAAAAGCAGCTATGAAAATGAATTAAAACAAATACTAATAGATTACGAAAGCGATAAATGGAAAAAACAACGGACAGATTTAACTCATATTCAAACGTATTCAATTGATCCAATAGGGTGTAAGGATATTGATGACGCATTTAGTATTGAAAATGATACATTATATATTCATATAAGTGATTTAATACCATGGGTTAAAGAAGGGTCAACAATAGACAAATTGGCCCAAATGTATTTTTCTACTCTATATGGACACGACACGAATTTTCCTATGCTACCTCGTGAATTATCTGAAAATATTTGTAGTCTAATAAAGGACAAAGAACGTGCTGCTATAACATTAAAAATAGAATTTAAGGAAAATAAAATAATTGGACAAAGTTTATTTCAATCTATAATTAAAAATAGAAATATTTTGAATTATGATAATTGTAATCAAATAATAGAGATACTAAAACCTTATGCGGAAATTTTAGGGAATACAATAGGTATTTATACTATTAGTGATAGTCATAAACTTATTGAAATTTTTATGATATATTATAATATGTATATTGCTGGGTTAGATAGGTGTCAGTTATATCGCGTTCAAACTAAAAAAGAACAACTCTTTCCAGATGAATTATCATTTATGAATATAGAAAGTGCTATTTATTCATTAGAAAATAAGGGACATTATTATTTGGGTATTCCTCATTATACACATGCTACTAGTCCAATACGACGATATGCTGATATTTTAGTTCAACGAATGTTATGTTATGAAATCATGTTACAAGATGACATGTTATTAAAAATAAATAGTTGTCAGAAAAAGGATAAGAAATTTTACAGAGATCTGGCTTATCTAAAAGCTATATATGAAGGTGATAGAATTGTAGAGGCAATTGTTTTAGATGGCGAAAATATTTATATCAAAAATTGGGGACAATGCGTTAAATATCAAAATAATTATGACAGATTTCAGAAAGTATCGTTAGAATTTTATGTAGATCCTAATCCAATTCAATGGAAAAAGAAAATTGTTTTTAGTAAGTAATTTATTTAATATTTTTTTTAGTCTAAAAAGTTATATCTTTGTTAATAGTATATATAAAAAATGACATCAACTCAGCCTTTTATGGAAAGTGCGTATAATAGTTCAAATAGTTCAGCAACTCCTTCAGAACAAGCTTCTCAAAATCTATTAGATAATGCTAAATCACTTAATCGTATTAATAATCTTTTAAATGGTTCTCAAAGTGGAGGTAGAACTAAACGTTCTAGAAAACAAAAGCGTAGTCGTCAAATTCAAAATGGAGGTGGTCGCACAATCGATGTCCCTTTACCAACTGAACCATTTACTATGCCTGGACCTAGTTATAATAATGCTTGGTATGTAGGGGAACCCTGTGTTGGCAGTCATTGTGGAGTTCCTATTACACCATTTGTTTCCGAATATATTCATAATGCGCTTGATAGTAGCACACCGGGAGCAAATGTCCAATATCCAGTTATAGACCGATTAGGTAATTCACTTGGAGAGAATTTTGTAGGTGTTCAACCTTATGTAGGAACAGATTTAAATCCAGGACCATTTCAAATTAATTGTGTTGGAGGTGGAAGATCGAGACGTTCGAAAAAAAATAAACAAAGTAGAAACCGCAGAAATAGAAAAAATTGGTAGGTAGACTTTAATATGAAACCATAGATGCTACGCATTTTTGACTTATAACAGTTTTATAGTTTGTATCAAAACTTTCTTTTTTACATGTTTCCATTTTAGGACACTTATGTACTTCCGGTAATCTATGATTAGAACAATATTTACATTCACAAAATTTACAATCTCCTACAATAATTGCTGCTTTTTTTAAACATATAGCGCATCTATTTTTTATAATTTTAAGTTCAATCAACATATCACCATTTATATATTCAGTATTATCATAATAATCCTTACTGTTTTTAATTATATGGATTTCATCAACTGGAATATTTATTTTTTTACTAATTAGTAATTTTAGATTATATATTTGTATATTATCAACACATTCTATTTCTAACACAGTATTATCATGACTAACTTTCATTGTTGTATATATCTTATTTTTATAAAATATTGTATTTCAATTTTTTATAAAAGTCTTATAGAAAAAACAAAATTTGTGTTTTAGGATATACATTTTTTCTAATCAATATCTTTTAATTTTAACCCTTACAGCGTTTTGACACCTCCAGGAGGCGTCCTGGAATTCTTTAAAAATATAAATAATATAACTATTTTCTTATTTATCGCTTCTAAAATAAGAAAATATTTAATTTTTAATGAAAAATAGAAAATATGCCTGACGCTGTAAGGGTTAACAGATTTAGATTTTGACATTTAGATAAACATACGAATTAAATTCATAATTATTTAAGTATATTGTGATAAATGTTGAAAAATAACTATTAAGAATTATAACCGATTACAGCGTAATGTATCTATTTAATTATTAATACGACGTATTCTTCTTGATAATTTTTTTTTATAATTTCTTCTACTTCTAGCACCTCCTTCTCCGGGTGTTTCTTCGATTGGTTCTTCGGGTGTTTCTTCGGTTGGTTCTTCTATTTCTACTAGATGTCCAATTCCTGGAAACTGTACTGATCGTATATGTTGTTTATTTTCTCTATTCCAACTTAGATCAGCAACATTTTGTGTCCTCGATAATAATTCATTTTCGCCCTTATTAAAAACGTCCTTATTAAAAGTCAACCCGGGTAATGTTTTATTACTAGTCAGTCTTTTTACAAGTGATCTATTTAGACCTTGCTTTAAAGCTTGTTTAAGCTGCCATTCAGTAGATAATTTTGTACAATCGAATAATTTTGCGGAATTGTATAGGTGGTTCATTGATAATACTTTACCACTCGGATGAAAGGAAACAGTTACATTACCTGATGAATATCCATCTATATTTTCTACTAAATTAATTCTACATCCATCAGTATTTCGTATCAAACGCCATAATTGTACAATATGGTCCGAGCTAGTTACTAGAAAGTTACCACTTGGATGAAAAGCAATAGAACTTGATTTAAATGGCCGAGTGGATATACCACTATTAGCAATTTGTATATTACCGATACGACTTATAATTAACCCGTCGGCAGAAAAGGACCACAATTTAAATCCTTCTCGGGTGCCTGTACAAACAATATTATCTGTAGGATGAAACACAATATTGATAACTGCGAGACTATTATGTTCATCAAAAGGTGTCACAGAAATCATCGCAGAACCATCGGATGTCAAACAACCCAATTTTAGATATCCATTATCGCTATCGATTGCAAAAAAAGGCAATTTTGGATGAAACGCTACAACACTTACCACATCTCCATTCAAAGTTGTCAATTCTTGTAAGGGCCGACCATTTGGTGCCAATTTCCATAGTATTACTATGTCTTCGCCACTTCCAATCAATAACAGGGGCAAAATCGGATGAACTGTAAAACCTGATACGTACCTACCATTAAACGGCACAAAC